TGCTGTGCTGTGCTGTGCTGTGCTGTGCTGTGCCTAGTCTGACTCTGAGTCCGAATCAGAGTCCTGGACCTGGACCTGGTGACGGATTCCAAGTCCCTCCATCTTGTTAAAAAGAGTCTGACAGAAGAAGAATCGGTAGGTATCGGTACCGCTCTTGTCGCAGAAGTAACAATTCTTATCAGATTTCTTGTTGCGTGTCTCCATCATCAAACGCTCCGCCTTGCACTCCCCAAAGACATCATTCCTCCCAAGAACATTCTTGATGCAAGAACAGCAAGCGTATTCATCGTAAACCATCTCATTCGAACCATCGCCAAGCCAGCCGTGACAACAGCCACACTCATCACTAGGATTCCAGCCCATTAGTCTAATTAAATGAATCGAATAAATGGAGTCTTGATCTATAAATAATTTCAATTTTTAAATCTTATTTAAAAAATTGAAATTATTTATTTATCTAATATAATAAAGTATTGAATACTATATATATGGAGATGATGATGAATACTATTAAAAACAAAAACGTTAATGTATCTGATAGTGCTCAAAGCATATCAGTACAAAAAGCATCTAAGATAAATATCACTGATAATGATTGTCTTAGAAATTTAATTTCCCATATCGAGTCAAACATTTTGGGGAAATTACCTGAAATTTTGCGATATTTTGCGCATCTAGCATTGATTTTTGATATTATTAGTCAGCGTGGCAATATATTGGGATCAGAATCAATTTCATTATTGGAAATTGAACTTGGTCAAATTCAAACAATTTTCAGTAAGGATCCACATAAATTACAAAAAGTGATTTTATCTAATGATCGAAAACAATACGATCAATATGTAATTAATACTAATTCAAGAAAACATCGAATTGAGAATTTTAAACTTAAATTAGAAGAACTTGTTAAAGATCTGAAAAAAATATTAATTAGATCGGTTGAACATACAATAAAACCTTATGAAATTTCAAAATTAACAAATAAATATATAGACACAATGAAAAGATTAAATCATTTTATTAATGATATAAATATTCATTGTCAATCCATGCCATGGATAATTCAACCAAATGATAAACAACCGCAAAGCAAAAATAAATCATTCTTATGTGCTGCCGGTGCTTTTAATTTGCCTCAAGAACAATACAAAGAATTAATAGAAGACGATATTGTTTTTATCCCTGTTCATAAAGCATCAAGACGATTCAAATGTACTGTTAATAAAGCTGGTTTGGATATGCTTATCACTAAATGTTTAGAAACAGCTTTTCCAAAAATAGAATCAAATACAACAGTTAAACTACAAGCAACATGTCCTTGTATTAAAAGCTGTGGTACCGTTTGTGGTAGTATTGTTTCAATTGATGATTTAGTTGAATCAAATGGGCTTGGTCCAATTTTTAAGTTGAAAATTCTAGAAATGAAGTCAACATTGATAAAAAAAAATTATGGCGTTGATATCTATATTAAATGTCCTAAACCTAATTGTCCAAATGGCGATGGGTTTCCTATAACTGACGTATTATCAGAACTTATGGGGGGTAGTTTTAGCAATCACTATTCCCCTATACATAAATGTAATCTATGTGATTCTATTTGGTGCTCCGAATGTGGAAAATCACATCCCGGTCGCCTTTGTGCTGATGAAGATGATGATAATCTGGGTCCGAATGCGAAGAAATGTCCTAAATGTAAATTACCAACTTCAAGAGACAGTGGATGTTTCCATATGAATTGTACAAGATGTAGTGTTCATTGGTGTTGGGATTGTAATCATTTTACCCCTCAATCAAATGCTTATGCTCATACTTGTGTCAAAGGTAATTGGGTATCAGTTGATCCAGTAATTGATCCAGTAATTGATCCAGTATCAGTTGATCCAGTAATTGATCCAGTATCAGTTGATCCAGTAATTGATCCAGTAATTGATCCAGTAATTGATCCAGTAATTGATCCAGTATCAGTTGATCCAGTAATTGATCCAGTAATTGTTGATTCAGTAATTGTTGATTCAGTAATTGTTGATTCAGTAATTGTTGATTCAGTAATTGTTGATTCAGTAATTGTTGATTCAGTAATTGTTGATTCAGTAATTAATCCAGAAGTATCTGTAGTTGTTGAACAATTAGTATCTTCTGTTTTGGAACAAGTTGTATATACTACTATTTTAGATGACATGTCGCAATTAATTGATACAACTGTTCCAACAATTTCTGCAGATAATATATAATATGTTGATTAAAAAATGGTTTCATTTTGAACTTTACTTTATTTTACTTCTAAATAAATTACTTAATCAACTATCTTATCCTAGTGAATTGTCAGAATTATAAGATTGAATTGAATTGAATATAATTATAAGATTGAATTGAATACAATTATAATAACAATTTACTGCAAAAAAACAACAAACTAAATGAATATTTATTATGAATATTTATATCAATATGATTAAGTTCATTTTTGATATTCTTTCATGAACTATTTGAATTATTAAGTTAAATTCGTATTGTATAAAAAACATCAAACAGATATTCATTAAAAATAGTGTACTGTTAAAATTTTTAACAAATATTATGACTAAGTTGTGAAGAAATAGATAGGAGATAAGTTTATAAGAATTTAAAAATATGTTAATTTATAATATAATAGCATTATTATATTTATGATTTTGATTTATGATTTTTATCATAATAAAAATTGAAAATTTAAATTTCTGAATATTGTTTCAATTACTAAATGCTTCTGAACTAAATATAAAACTGAATGACTTAGGTTATTCCAGTTATACTGTAATTCAATGACTGTATACTACCATATACGGTCGTGCCATCTATTTGGTGCTATCAGGTAAAAACATAATAAAACATAATAAAATATGTTATTAGAATAATATAATATAATATAATATCATCACACAGCAATAAAAAATTTAATTATTTAAATTAATTTTTGATAATAGATTATATTTGTATTAAGCCAATAGTAACACACAGCAAATAAAAATTTTAATAAATTACAAATTAATTACATACAGAATAGAAACGAATCTAATTCGTATTTTATCCTAGTGAATTGTCAGAAATATTAGATTGAGTCAAATATTATAATAACATCATACTGCAACTAAATTTTTATCAATTTTCATGATCAAAATTAAGATGTTTGTATATCCAACTCAAAAATATAATTATAATGACAATGTACTGCAAAAAACATTATAACTAACTAATATATACATTATGATTAAAAACATCAAAATGATAAAGTAAAGGGCATCTACTGCTAACTTATCTATACATTTTGATATTATTTTCATGAACTATTTGAATTATTAAGTTAAATTCACATTGTATAAAAACATCAAACAGCAATTCAAAAAAAAATAAAAATAATTTATATTTTTATTTGCTTGAGCAAATAAGATGTTTGACAATAAGAATTTAATAAGATATATATTAAAATAGTGTACTGCAAAATAAATACTAAACGCTAACCATATTAACGATCGAGGACCCAAGAGATAAGTTTATAGTAATTTAAAAAATATGTTAATTTATAAGAAAATAGCATTATTATTTTAACTTATTATTGATTTTGATTTGATTTGATTTAGATTTTAATTTAGTTTTAGTTTGTAGCTTTGTAGCTTTGGTTTTAGTTTTAGTTTTAGTTTTAGTTTTAGTTTTTAAACATATTATATAAAAATTGAAAATTAAAATATTTGAATACTGTTAAAATTACTAAATGCTTCTTGAACTTAACTAAATTAAAATATAGAGTAACTTATGTTATTCCTGTTATACTGTAATCCAATGACTGTATAATGCCACATACGGTCGTGCCATTCATTTGGTGCTGATAAGGCTAAAAAATTATTACTGATAGGTAATAATCAAATAATGTTATTAGATTGATAAAATATAATATGATATTATTACACAGCAATATAAGAATTTAATTATTTAAATTAATTAATTTTTTGATAATAGATTATATTTGTATTAAGCCAATAGTAACACACTGCAAATAAAATTTTTAATAAATTACAAATTAATCGCATACAGAATAGAAACGAATCCAATTCGTATTTTATCCTAGTGAATTGTTAGAATTATAAGATTGAATTGAATATAATAGGAACATTATACAGCAATTACTTTTATCAATTATTATGATCAAAAACTAAGATGTTCGTATATTCGACTCAAAAATATAATCATAATAACAATGTACTGCAAAAAACAAACTAAATGAATATTTATTATGAATATTTATATCAATATGATTAAATTCATTTTTGATATTCTTCATGAACTATTTGAATTATTAAGTTAAATTCATATTATATAAAAACATCAAACAGCAATTCAAAAAAAATAAAAATAATTTATATTTTTATTTGCTTGCGCAAATAAGATGTTTGATAATGAGGATTTAATAAGATATTTATTAAAAATAGTGTACTGCAAAAAAATTTAAACAAAACATTATGACTAATAATAGAGAAAGAAATTAGAGGATAAGTTTATAGTAATTTAAAAAACAATGTTAATTTATAATAAATTATAAATCAAATAATGTTATTTAATATAATTTAATTAAATCAATTAATTTAATATAATTTAATTAAATCAATTAATTGATTTAATTAAATCAGAACTTTAATCGAAACTTAATACAATACTATAATTATGAATATTAATTGTTTTATTTGCACTAATTGATAATTCATGTCGTTTTTTTCTTATTTTATCAGAATCTGAACAATTATTAATAGTTGTACTAGTTTGATTTGATAAGTTTTCAATTGCATTCAAAGAATCAGAAATCGTAGAATTTGTAGAGTTTGTGGAGTTTGTGGAGTTTGTGGAGTTTGTGTAATTTATTGATTTTTTTGATATTTTACTTTTTGATGTTATTGTTAGTGATTCATCTATATTTAATTCATTTATATCATCTAACTCATTCAATTCACTTAACTCACTTAAATCGCTTACATCATTAGATATGTTTTTTTCAGAAGAATTTGATGTATTTGAATCATTATTATATTTTTTAACCATATTTTTATTACTAATTATCATATCATTAGTAATAGTTTGTAAATTATTTTTCACATATGATAAAATACCATATGAAATGGCCCATCTAAAAAAATTTAATTGACCAATAGTTGTTACAACACATTTATTTAAATCATAATGAAAAGCTATTCTTTGTTTTCTACAGAATGGGTCAAATAATTTTTTTTTATAGCTTTTTAGTTGGCATTTATATTCCAAAAATACATTAAAATATTTATCACCATTATTATTATCTAATTTATATATAATATTGAATTTTTTTGAATAATTTGTGACGAACCAATCTAATACTCTTATGCTAATATTAGAATTAGATGTAATTATTGGCAATACCTTATAAATATTTTCATTCGATAAATAAAATATGTATAAATCCATTAATGTAATATCTTGAAGTTCAGGCTTTTTAAATATTTCTTTAAACCAAGGTTTATTTTTTAAAATAGTATCCATCAATAATGTTAGTTAATATATAGTAAAATATAAATCATTACTTTAAATAGTATTCATATATTATTAGTATAATATATGATATATATTATATATTTTTTTATTATATATGATGTAATTACATCATTGATGCTACTATATGTAATTTATTTTTAATGATCATATTATATATATATATTGTATTATGATGTTATAAAGTAGAGAAAAAAGATTGAAAAAATAAGTTTTTGCATATGTCTTAACATATATAAAAGTATAAATATTATAATACATTATATAAAATGCCAAAACAATCAACCCAAAACAAAACCGTTTCCACTGGAAAAGCTTCAAAGAAAGTTATTGAACAATTAGTTGAAGAACATGTAGAAGAAGAAATTAATCTTGAAGATGATGTAGATATTGAAGAGGAATTAGATGAAGTAGAAGTTGACGCAGATGATGTTGAAGAAGCTGAAGATGCTGAAGAAGATGACGTAGAAGTAGCAACTGATAAAAAAAAGACCAAGAAAGTTGAATATGTTAGTGATTCCATTGAGGAAACACTAAAAGAACTTCTTGGTGTTGATCTGTTGATCGATCAACAAGTTAAGTATCGTAAAGCCGTATTTAAAACTTATCAAAAGCTAGTTACCAAACAACTTAAACAATCAAAGAAACGTAGAACTCACACTTCAGATACTCCCAAAGAAGCAACTGGATTTGTGAAAGCAATTCCAATTCCAACAAGATTTGTTACTTTCTATCATAACTATCTAGAGAAGGATGATAAATTCAAAGAAACATTTGCTACATTTGATCCAAATGGAGAAACACCTCGAACAATGATTACTAGAATGATTTATCATTATATCCGAGAGAATGGTCTATATGGTGAAAAAGAAGATGAAAATGGTAATACTGTTGTTGATAAACGTACTATTATGCCAGATGACGCAATCAGTAGTCTTCTTTCTATTCACAAAGGTGAATCTATTGGATTCAATAACTTTCAGTCATATGTAACTCGTCTATATGTTTCATCAAATACTGATGCAGAAGGTTCTGATGAGGAACAACAAGACGAAGAAGCAGTTGTTGAAGTTGTCGCCAAGAGCAAGAATAGTAATAAATCAAAACCAGCTGTTAAAAATTAGATAATATCAAATATTATACAATAAAATTATTTTAAGACTTTAATATATATTTAAATTCAATTAGTTTCATTTTAATGAAACTAATTAAATCAAATTAAATTAAATTAAATTAAATTAAATCAAATCAAATCAAATCAAATTAAATTAAATTAAATCAAATTCAAAAATGATCATTTTAAGTGAATCATCAGTAGTATTCAAATGTTTAATAACTTTATTGATTAATTTGATAGGTGGTTTATTAATGATTTTTTTTATGTATTCAACTAATTTCTTACATTTATAAACATTACATTGATTAGATTGATTAGATTGATTAGATTGATTAGATTGATTAGATTGATTAGATTGATTAGATTCATTAGATTGATTAGATTCATTAGATTCATTAATTAAACCAACAAAATTATTTGTAATATTAATTTGCAAAGGGTTAAATTTAGAATTAATTAGATTGTCAAAATGTTCTAATTTAAATATAATATCACCAAAGTGAATACCTAATATAGATTTTAAGATATAATATGAGAAAATATTAGATGATTGATTAAATTTATTTATTAAATATTTTTTTTTAAATTTTTTGATAGAATAAAAATCCATAATTTTGGAAAACTGATACCAACTAAATATTTGTTCATAATTATATAATGTTTTAAAAGTAGTAATATCAGATATTATTGTTTTACCAGATGACAATAATGTTGTATTATCAACTATAATTGACATATATATTGTATGAAAAAGCTGTGCTTGTAATTCTGTAATTGTTTCATTTATTAAAACTGGGAAATCAATATTTCCTATTTTAAAATCAATAATATTATTAAAATCATTATCATATTTAACATCTTTATCTAAATAATGTATAATTTCATGTATTAAAACTTTTAATGATTCTTCATTACGCCAAATCATTATATTTTTTCCTGAGGAAGATAAACCGGAATTTACATTTAGACAAGAAAGAAAATCATATGATTTATTTATTTTTTTTGTTAATGGTGTATCAAAAAACACAAAATTAATTTTCTTCACGTTATTTTGTTGATTATTTTGTTGATTATTTATTTGAGTTGAATCATTAAACAATAAATAAATCCATTTTGAAACAATATATAAATGCATAATTTTTTTTAGTTTATTTTTAGTATCAATAGTAGATGAGAAGAAAAAATGCATTTTCATATGTGAGAATTCATAAATTTCATAAGAATTAATATTATTTTCGATATATAATTTAATATCCAGATCAATAAAATATCCATTTTGAAAAATATTTAAAATTTTTAAAATATTTGTATCAGTTGTTTGATTAAGATTAGAATATTTACAAATATATGGTAAAAAATTAATATTATTAATAGTAATAATTCTTTTATAATAATCACTACAAAATTTATCATATTTAATTTTTTGTATGTAATTTTGATAATATTCATAATTAACAGGATATTCATGATATTGATTATTCCAAGTTTTTGTCATAATTTTATTTTTATCTATAAAATCTTCAGATGTATTATTAAAAATATCAATTAATATTTTAGATGTATTATTAAATAGTTTATAGATAAGATCAGAATGTTTATTCCAATTATTATTAAAATATTTAGTATGATATTTAATTGGATTTTTTATATTAAAAAAATCATCTATAATATATTTTAAAGTATTAATAGAATTTTTTTTAAGTTTGATTACATTTTTTAAGTCAGAATTCATATTTTTAGCTATTATTATAATTAATTATCATTAAATTATTTTATTTTAATAAATTATTTATTAAAATAAAATATTTTTCTAATAAAATTATTTATTAAAATATTTTTCTAATAATGTTTCAAAATCATCATTTTTTTTTAAATGAAGAATTATTTTTAAATCGCCTCTATTATTATCTTGATCATATGGCAATCCCTTATTATTTATAATAATCATAATTTTATTACCATCAAATTTGTATTCTTGGAATGGTGTTTCAGAGCAAATATTTATATCAGATCCAAAATATGATATATTTTTATTAAATCCATTAAATAATTCATATAATGTAATTTCATCATTATAGATGATATCATAATTATCTCTAATAATTTTTTTAGAAGAATCTTTTTTACAATATATTTTTAAAATGACATCACCAATTTTAGTTTCATCATTATTAATATTTTTATCACCAGCATCAGAGATAATAACACGTGGATCATATAATGGAATATAATATTGTTTTGTTTCATTATAATATTTATTATTTTCATATACTTTTCTTGTGATAATAATTTCTTTTAATCTATTATGATATATATCATCTAAATTAGTTTTAACATTTCCGAATATATTTAATGTATTATAATCAGATGTACTATAATCAAGTTGATCGCTATAATTAATATTAGATTTAGAATTATCAGATTTAGAATTATCAGATATTTTTTCTGAACAACTTAATAATTTTTTTTTTGACTGTTTTTTTGACTCTTTGTTTATCTGATTTTTATTATTTGTTTCAGAAATATTACTTGGACTATGAATAAATATTTCTGTAAGTTTTGTTATATCAATATCCAGATCAATATTATCTAATATTTTTTGAATTATTTTTTGAGCAATTTTATTAATATTTCCATCTTTAATATCTTGTATAATATCAGGTCTACACATCATATTATGAATAGTTTTTGGATTAGTAATTTCTTTAATAAATAAAAATATTGTATCAGTAAAATGTTTCTTTTTTGAGTCAATCATGTTATCATATTTATTTTTTTTATCTAGATCAGATAATATTTCATAAGCAATTCTAATTTGATTAAATTTTTCATTTGCATTTTTTTCTTTATTTTTATCAGGATGATATTTCAAAGCTAGTATTTTGAATTTTTTTTTTATTTCATCTTTTGATGCATTATTTTTGAGATCCAATATATCATATAAATTATTATTTTCCATTTTAAAATACTTATAAAATAGTTTGGGTTTATTATCTAAAAAAATAAACTAAATTATAATTATTAAAATGAATAACACTTTTGTAATTAACAATTTAAAACAAAAAAACAGTTTTAATAAACAAAATTTTTCACAAAACAATAGCAATTATCAACAAAACAATAACAATTATCAACAAAACAATCACAATCATCAACAAAACAATCCCAATTATCAACAAAATAATCCCAATTTATCTGAAAATAATACAAATTTATCTGAAAATAATTCTAAATTCAATCCTGATGTTGAACTAAATTATTCAAATATTATATCAAGTAGAGATAATAAAGATTTTAAATATTCAACAAATATATGGAAACCGATAATTGGTGCCATCAATAATGATAGAATAAAAGCAGAAGATCTAAAAATTAATATGGAAAAACCAGATCACACAAAAATAAAATCAAATTATGAAATACAATTAGAAGAAAGAGAAAATGAGAAAATAATTGCCAATAAACTAGCACAAGAATTTGCTAGAGTAAATGGTTTAAATAAACCAATTATTGAAGAAATAAATAAACCAATTGAAATTAAACAAGATGAATTAAATAATATATCTGATATTGATAATACATTTATTGAATTAAAAAGTTCAGCACAGGAGATTTTCAAGGATACGAATAATTTAGATATCAATACAATAATGGAATCTATGTTAATATTAGATGATTTGATGAATTCCGTAAAAAATTTATAATTAAATAAATGTATGAATCAAATTAAACATTAAATATATATACATATTTATATTTAATGTCCGAATCAAATATTATTAATATGAATACAAATATAAATATGCATACAAATATAAATATGAAAACATCTAATATAACATCATATGAGAGAAAAAAACATATATTTATAGATAATCATATTATGAATATATTTTTACCATATATTATTTATATGAAGATTATTTTATCAGATGATAAAATATATAAAAAAATTAAAAAAAATCAAAAGAATTTAGACAAATCAGAATTTAATATAATTAATTTATATTTTTTAATGGAAATTATTAAAAAAAAAATAGAAGGTTTAGACGTATAAATAGAGATATTTGGATAAATTAAATTAAATTTAATTTATATAACAATAAAATCATATAAAAAATAAAATTAATATATTAATTTTCAACAGTTAAAAGTTTATAAAAATAACTTTAATAAGGATATTAATAAATTATTTAATAACAATTAAAATATAATAAGTATGTCTAATAATTTAACAAATAGTATGATAAGCATTTTAACATCT